TTTACTTTATTATTATGGTTATTCTAATCTATAAATATGTTTTTTTCATAGAAAAGATATATTTGTTATAAATTAAAAAAATCCACCTAAGTCAATTACTCCGGGAAGTTGATACTCTGTGTTTCCAACTGGATTTGTTGTTCCAATTGTTCCTACTCTTTGAACGAAAATTGATGCTGATACTGCAGTTCTATTAATGTTATCTATACTCGCAGTTACATAATTGTCAACCACTGCCATTGCACCCGAAACAATTAACGAATATTCATCATCAGATCTTGCTCTAAAAGTAGAAACACCATCTACCGTTAAATTACCTCGTAAATCAATTGCTCCTGTTATTGGAACATCAAAATTGGTAAAATCTATTTGTTTGGGTTGAATTAACTCTGCCATTTGTATCCGTTATATCTTATTGTTGTGTATAAATATCTATTGTTTAAATTTACCTCTGACGGAAATATTATTTATTGTTACATTGTCAAAGTCAATATAATTACTATTTAAAGTTATAACTACATTATCTCCAATTTCTTTTATTGAATAATTTCCGGGTATCTGTAATCCATAAACTAATACTTCAAAATTATTAGGTGATGCACCTTCTGTACCATAATCTAATGATGAACTATAAATGATTAAACTTCCAAATCCAACATTACTAAAATCATTAATTCCTTTTTCAATTTGTTTTGCACTATTTTTTAATATCTCTTGATAAAAATCCGATATTTTTGTTTTGTTATTTACTAATTTAATTGGGTTTGGATTGGAACGGGTTCTACCACCAAATTTAGTAGGTATTCTTACATCTAATGATGCGGTATAAGTATATTCTATTGATGCACTTAGTTCATTTGGCAGATTTGAATAACCACCCTGGCCTACGGAACCAGTCTCACTTCCAGTTGGATTTAAGGTTGTTCCTTTTCCATCGTGATATTTGTCGTTTAAAGATGCCGATTGAAATATATAATCACCAATAATAGTTTTAAAATTATTAGAACCACTTACCTCAATACCTTCATATACGGACGCAGAAATATTAGTTAAGTTATATTTTTTAACTATTCTATTTAATTGTCGTGTATTTGAATTAAATCTATTAAGCATATTGTTCTATATCTCCTATTATAGTAATTATGTCATTTGCATCCAATGAGTAACTAAAATTGCTTTTTTTAAATTTTATTAATAAACCATTAGGGCCGTTAGAAATTTCATAATCTCTTGGACTTATATTTTGTGTATTTATTCTTATATTTAATCTATCTTGAGTTTCTCTATATTCAATTTCTCTTAATATAGTTGCAAAACGATATCCAGTAGCTTCAAAAATAAAAAAATTAGAATCATTTAAATCGTATGCAGATAATATTGCTCTATTAAATTTTCTACTTATTTTTTGAGTAATATCTAATAAACTTCTTTTCATTATACAATATCAATAAATTTACCAGTTATTGTAATTTCGTAAATACTAGTAACACTAAACCCTAAATTTGCAGGTAAAAATGTTATAACTAATGAATTACTGGAAACTACTGCTGTAAAATGTGTTACATCATAATATCTAACACCATTTATATATAATTTAATATCGTATATATTTCCACTATAAGTTATTCCTGATGTTACTACTGATGTTAATTGTGCAGGTGCTTGTATTAATTTTATTCCTGTAAAAGTAATGGTATTATTTGAAACAATATTTTGTACTTTACTATTATTTAAAGATAAAAAGTCAATTAAATCTTTGTTGTCATAATATGGTGATGGTGTAGTTAACATACCTTCTAATCTACCATTTCCAGTTACATCTGTCTCCGTTGAAACTACTACTCTTTTAATTGACATTGATTTTTTAATAGTATTTTCTCCGTCAAATTTTTCTGGAAGTAAATATGCTTTAACATTCAAAGTAAATTCTACTCTATTAATTCTTTCAGTACCTTCTCCAACTTCGTTTATTACATTATAGTCCGAAACAGATGTTCTAAATTTAAAATGGTCTTTATCTCCCCAATATGATGATGCGTAATTTAATTGTTCTATAACTAAATTTAATTGTTCTGTAAAGTTAGTCCAAACCATACACTCATAATTTAACTCAATATATTCTGGCATTGTTATATTATAAATTTCATATTTTGGTTTTACATTTGAACCTAATAATGTAAATCTATCGTATCTATTATCTTTTGAATATTTTGTAACACCTGAATAAGATACATGTCTATTTAACATTGGCATCGTTTCATCTTTTGCAATAGATGTTCTTCGTATCATCATAAGTGGTAATTGTATTTTACCCTTATTATCTCTATAAACACCTTGTCTCCTTGCACCTACCCATCTTTCGGAATTGCCATATATAACAGGAATCTTTAATACTTTTCCGTTGTCATCTAAAGTTGGTAAAACAGTATCTTCCAAATATGTCATCATTGCATAGTCAATGTCAAACAGAGTTACACTTTGCTTTAAGTCTCCTTTTGCGGATTTGATTTGTTTTGCTCTATTTAAATCAGCTTTTAGTGGATTTGTAGACATAATTAATTTATTCTTTCTTCAATGTTTAATGTAGATTTAGATACCATAAATGTTTCACAAACAATACTAAAATTATTATCAGGACTTCCACCTATAAATTGAATTTCATTTGTATTGTCAATTTCATAATAAGATGTGTCAAAAAATATTATATCACCTACTTCTGGATATAGATTTTTTTCCTCACACATTGCTCTATCTAATTTAAATGTTATATTTTGTTGCATTTCAGGACCAAATCCTTCATATACAACATCTTCAGGACTTTTTGAATATAATGCATATAGCTGAACTCCTGGATACCAAGTTTTATTTAAAGATTCACCATAGATGTTTACTTTTGTTTCATTCATATTAATTTTATATAAAACAATTGTATTTTGTATAACATCGTCTACCAGTTCTCTGGCAAAACTTTTGAATAAATCAATGTCTCTAGCTTGTAAAAATTTTGGCATATTATCCTACATATAATTTTAAAGGAACTTTTCTTAACATTTCTTGGTGATGATTAGATTCATGTGTTTTATTTTCCATCACATTCTTTCTACTCATCTCCTCTAAGTTTTCTCTCAATTGTTTTACTAATTCATCCTTTTCAACTTGTGCTTCCGCTCTTAATGCTGCACCATCTAAACTTACTTCACCATCTGGAATTGGAATAGAGTTGTATTTTTCTCTGATTGCTCCTAATAATTCTTTAGATAATGCCAATGTATATTTTCTAATCCATTGTTTACCAACATCATTTATATTTGAATACTGAATAAAGTCATATGGAATGTCGGAATAATCAGAAAGTGAATCACTTTGAATTGTTTGTGAATCATGTTCAAATTCATCTCTACTCATATACTCAAAATACATCTTACTTAGAACTCCTGTTGGTAAAGGAAATATTTCTAATTTATTATCTACTATATTAAAACTAAATGTTGATTTTCTAATATGGTCATTAAATTCAATTTGTTGCATTCTCAATACATCTTCATATAAAGGCATCATTAAGAATTGTGCAGCTGGAGAAAATTGGCCAAAACCCAATTCACTCATTAAGTTTAATGTACCTTGTGCACCTACCGAATATGGGTCAAAGAAACGTGCGATTGCAGGAGTTGCTTCATAAAATACTTTTGTTACATCTATTGTAGAACCACTTGTATATAATGTTGAAAATGATGATGATGTTTCAGAATCATATGCTTCCGTCATTAAATCATATTTTTGTTTTCCAACTGATAGGTTTATATATGCTTTTTTAATTGAAGTATTACCACCTACACCTGCCAATGTACCATATTGTTGAGACATACGAACCGTAGTTGGTAAAAATGAACCATCCACTAATGTTTGTGAATAATTAGCTCTACCACCAAATGCTTCTTTCTTTTGACCTCTTAAAATATCTAAGTTATTTCTAAGATTGAATTGATTTACTTGTGCAGAATATTCCGAAGTAGATTCTTCAAAACAAGTAAATATTTGTTCATTATCCAATTCAATATTAACAATTGGATATCCCAATCGTTTTGCTACCCATGTAGCGGTCTTAGGTGCATCGTTTCTAAATCCACTATCGGAATCATATATACCAAATGGAGTAGATGAGCCGGATATAAATGAGCCGGATGTTGAACCCGACCAATAGGTGTTTACAGACATATATAAAAAGTTATAGTTTTACTACTATAAATATGAATTATATAAATAAAAAAAGGGAAAGTATTTCTACTCTCCCTTTTTCTTTATTGTAAGTTTATTACTTATCTAATCTACTCAAAGATTAAAGTGTTTCCATACCATCAATCACAATCTTACCGTAAAATTCTGGTCTTACGATTTTCTTAGCGTATCTAGTCATCACACCTCTACGTGGAGTAAAGTTAGTTGGGTCGTAAACTAATGGAGTCATAATCAATGGTACATAAGGTGCGTAAACTGCTCCAGTCTCGAAGAAGTTAGAACCTTTGAAACCTAATAAGATTACGTTCTCAGTCATATACGGGTTTTTGTAAACATCATATCTGTTAGAGATAGAACCAATGTTAGTTACACCTGCAGAGAAAGTCAATGCGTCTTTTCCTGGGTTAGCAGAAAATCCGTTCATTGATTCTAAGATAGTAGCTACATTTGGAGAACAAACGATAAAGTTTGCACCACCTCTCATAGTTAATTGATGAATCTTGTTAGAAACTTTTTGTAATTTAATACCTAAAGTTTGGAACCAAGTGCTCTTTTGGTATGCACTTGCTGCAGCTGCAGTAGAGTCAATTCCAAAAGTACCAGTACCTGAATTATATTCGTATCCAATTTTAGCTGACCAGAAGTCAGTAGTGAATGCGTTTTGTTGTAACATTTCTAAGATTTCTAAGTCAATTTCTAAAGAAACGTATTCAGATAACATTTGAGTTAACTCAGCTTCAGCGTCTACACTATGGTAAGCGTTTAAATCTTGAGCTAATTCAGGAGTCCAAATTGCTTTCAACTTACGAGTCTTAGCAACAATAGGTTCAGATTTCAATTCTAATTCGATTTCTGGGATACCTACATCACTACCAGTTCTATCTTCAAAGTCACCTCTGTTTTCTGCAGTTGGTTGTTTAACATAAACAATGTTAGCATCTACTGTTGCAGATGTACCACCAAATAAAGGTGCAGAGTTTGCATTACTGTAAGCTAATAAGTATACGTTAGTTGCATCCTTAAATGTATATTGAGGTAATGCTGTGAATCCCGCAACAACACCCGCTGTTCCTAAAAATGAGTAAGCTCTAACTGCGTTTTGGTCTGCATTTTCAAGTGCAGTAAATGGTACAGTTACTTTTTTAATTCTACCAGCTGCAAAAGATGCAGAAATAGTAGAATCAGATAAGTCAAAACTGATATCTGCTAAAGAAGCCGTTGCAACTGTTGCCGATGATGCAGAAGCTGCTGTATCATTGATTGTGTAACCAAATCTTCCAGCACCATACAAACCACCTGTTGTAGCTTGAGTAGAACCTAATTTGTTTCCTGTTGGGGATAAAGAATCTTTACCATAAGTACCACCATCACCGAATAAAGAAGAACCAGAAGCTGGTCTACCTAAAGTTGTGTTAGTACCATATTTGAAATCCATGTAGAAAATAAGACCAGAAGGTAAGTTCATTGGTTGAACTGAAACGAATTCTTTAGCTGCGATAGAACCGAAGATTCTTCTTACTAAAGGTAACGCTACACCTGCCCATTCTTCAGAACCTGCTGCAGTACCTGTACGAGTTGCCTCATCTAATAATTGTTTTGCTTGGTTTTCTAACATTACTGCCATACCATGCTTTTGTGTTTCAGAACCTACTCCTTCAAGTAATCCTGTTTTTTCCCATTTGCCTTTCAAACCTCTTGTTTGTTCTAGCATAACGCTTTGTGGGTTAGCTCCTGTCATTAATTTTTTAATGTCCATTGTTTGTTTTTTAATATTTTATTTAATAATACCTGCTAATTTCTTAAATCTGTCAGAGAAATCTGTGTTCTCAGCAATTACTTGCTTAGATTGTGCTGGCTTAGTAGATTTTGTTACTTTGCTTGCGATTCCTTCAGAAATAGATTTTTTAGTAGATTTGTTTGTAGAGAATTTGAAGTTTTCTGCTAATGTAGAATACACCAATTTAACTTCTCTAACTGAATTTGTTCTATCCAAAGTTTCAATCACTTTAACTTTTTGTTCGTTAGTCATGTTGTGAGCTCTAAATAATTTGTTTGCGAATAACAATTTAGCGTTTAACAAATTAACTTCGTTGATTGTTTTTTGTAAAGATTTGATTACTTTGTAAGCTTCATTTAATTCAACTTTCATTTCTTTTTCATCTTCTTCTTTTTCTTCGTCAACTTTGTCTTTGTCATCTTTCATGTCAGCTTCCATTTCACGTAAGATTTCTTCTAAGTCAACAACTTTTTCGTCATCTTCTTTGTCATCTTCTTCCGCTTCGTTAGTTACAACAACTTTTGGAGTTTCACCTTTGTCAGTGCCAGCTTCAGAACCGTCAGCCATATTTTCATACATGCTTCCTTCTTCTTCAGTTTCTTCTTCGTTGTCATCACCATTGATTGATGCTTCCAATTCTCTGATGATTGCTTCTAAGTCCATGTCATCTTCCGATTCTTCATCGTCAGAACCCATGTCCATTGAATCATCACCCATTTCAGAATCCATGCTCATGTCATCCATGCCCATTTCATCATCACCTTCTGCTTTTGCAAATGGATTTTCTTCTTCTTCAGAATCTTCACCTTCTAATTCTGCCAATCTAGCTTTTAATTCTGCGATTTCATTTTGTTTTTCATCGTCAGCGGCCATGTTGTCATCACCATATGGGTTTTCTTCTTCAGAAATGTCTGCTACTTTCTTATAGTCAGTACCAGCTTGTTCAGGTTTACCTGAGTCTTGTTTAACACCTACTGATAAGTCTGTGTGTGCATCTAATGTTGGTTGTGAATTACCTGAACCAATGTTAGATGTTGTTAATTCTTCGTCAACTTTTTCAGCTTCTTTATCTTCAACTTCTGCTTCTGCTCTCATCTTTTGAGATAAGATAGATTGAAGTCTTGGAGTAAATGCCTCTTCAAGTGCGATTTTAGCGTTTGCTAAAGCAGTTTCTTTAACGGCTTTGGCATCAGCGATTGCTTCTTTCAATAATTTTGAATTTGCCATCTTGTTTTTTCCTTAAATTTGTTTGTGAAGTTATTCTCTTAGGAACTCCAATGTAATTATGTTGATTGTTCGGTCACACCTTATAAGAAGGGTATTCATTAATCAACTCTGTCTTTAATCTTATAATAAAAAATAAGATATTTGATAATAAGTATGTAAAATTTTTAGAAAACTAAAGAAAACTATTAAAATAATTTGTTTTTTCTTATAGTTTCTTCCCTTTGTAACCTTTTTCTTTTAGAAGGTTTTATAAAATTCTTCCTTTCTCTAAGTTCTTCTATTTGTTTTATGGACTGAACTCTCTTTTTGTAATCTTTTATTGCCCACTCTATATTTCCACCCCTTACACTAACTACTAACATCCTTTTATTGTAAATTAACCAATTTGTATTTTGTTGAGTATAATAAAGTTACAATCGTATCTATATCGTTTTGTAACCAACTCATTTGTAATTTTTCGTCTTGTCTTAATTTTGCAACTGCTTGACATAATTTATCAAAATATGCAATTACATTTTTGATATCATTATTTGTATCTAAACCACTAACAGGTTGTAATTTAATTAATCCGTATTGTCCTTGATATGTTTCAACCAATCCATCTACCAATCCACCAATAGTATCATAATAATTTCCTAATGCTAAATGTGCAGAAAATGAACCAACACCTTTTTGTCCTAAATGGAATGAATGTGCTTGTGTTCTACTATGTAATAATAATGATGCTAATTGTTCCATTATTTCTTTTTGTTTTCTCTAATTCCCAATCTCTGTTTCATCACTTCTTCCGATAAATCTGCTATTTCAAAGTATCTACCTAATACATGTCCCATATCTTCGTAAAGTGCTTCTAATCTTTGTTGTTGAGATTGAGCTTCTACTGCTTCTTTTTCAAATGAAGTTTGTAATTTCTTTAACTCAGTCATGTTTCTTTTAATAGTAACTCTATCAAACCAATCACCACCTTCTCTCAAAGTATATTCTTGTGCCGCATCTGCAATACCACCCAATGTTTCGGCAACTTGTCTAATATCCGATTTTCTACTCATACCTTCTCTATGTTGGTTGTATGTAGATATAATTTCTAAAAAATGTCTTTTTAGTTCGGTTGGAAGTTGTTGAAACTCTTCG